CAAGAATCTCTAAATCAATCTCCATTGATACATACTCAGATAACATTGAAGTTAATTCTGCTTCAGCATCAATTGAGTGATAAGCATTAAGGTCTTGAGCAAACTCAGGAGTCCATACAGCCTTTAGCTTTCTCGTCTTAGCAACGATTGGCTCAGACTGAAGTTCCAAGTTAACTTCTGGAATATCAAGATCAGTTCCATCATCGATACCAGTATTAGCACCAGAACCTTTAAAAGGAGCCGTGTCTTCGAAGTCACCTCTTGTGATATCAGTTGGCTGTTTAGTATATGTTACAGTTGTGTGTGCGCCAGTAGCTGCAGCACCAGAAATAACAAATACTACATCGCCGCCGCTCTGTACAGTGAATGCTGGGAATGTTGCAGCAAATGCAGGAGCAGATCCAGATGTAATAGTAAATCCTCTCACTGCTAATGGATCTAATCCAGGCAATGATGAAGTTGCAATTGTTACAGTTTTATATGATGCAAGAAAGTCAGCTGCATTTGTAATTGCAGAATCAAAGTTTACAGATGCACTAGATGCAGCTGCTACGGTAGCTGCTACGTCAGTTACTGAAGTAGTTGGAAGAGAATATCCAAATCTACCTGCACCATAAAGACCACCAGTTGGGTCGACACCTGTATTGGTGACACCAAACATAGAGTCATCAGCTTCTGGAGATCCAAATGGATGTCCGTCACCTTCTGCATTGTCATCGTCAAATCCAGCTACATTAGTACCATATTTAAAGTCTAAATAAAATACTAGACCTGATGGCAAATTCATTGGTTGTACAGAAACAAATTCTTTAGCTGCAAATTCAGCAAAGATTCTTCTTACCAATGGAAGTGCTACACCAGCCCATTCTTCAGACCCAGCTGCAGTACCTGTTGCAGATGATTCTTTTACTAGTTGTCTTGCTTGATTTTCAAGCAGAGTAGCCATACCGGCTTTTTCAGTCTCACTAGAAAGACCTTCTAATAGTCCTGTTCGTTCCCATTTAGTAACGTGTGCTTTTACAGCGTTACGTTGAGATGCATCAGGACTTTGTAATAATGAATTAAGGCTCATTTTTTATTTCCTTTTTTTTTTAATTACTTAATTAAACCCGCTAGTTTCTTCCAACGGTTGGCTTGTTCAAAGCCTTCTGTTAATACTTGTGTTGTTGCTTTGCTTGGAGCAGTTGTTGCAACAGGCCGTGATGCTAATGATTTTGATTCTTTAACTATTTTCTTTCCTGCGCTAGGCTTATGGAAAGATTCTGCCAAAGTACTAAATACCAATTTAGCTTCTCTTGTGTTTGCTGCTCTATCAAAGTTTTCAATTACTTTCATTTTTTGACCTTCGTTAAGATCAAAGTTTCGGAACAATTTGTTTGTGTAAAGAAGTTTTGCGTTTAAAAGATTGACTTCATTGATTACAGACTTCAATTGACCAACTGTATTATATGCTTCCTCGAGGTCTTTTTTAACACCTTCGTATTGGCTAGCATTGATAGTTTTGTCCTTTTCTGTTTTTTCATCATTTTCATCTTCTTTTTCTTCGTCTTCATCTTCAGCTAGGATTGCTTCAATAAGTTCGTCGATTGACTGCTGAGACTCTTGAAGATTGTCGCCTTCAGAATCATATGCTTTGGGATCATCCATTTCATACATTTCTTCAACTTCAACTTCGTCTTCATGCATACCTTCGTCAAACTCTGAATCTTCTTGTAATCCTGCTTCTAACTCTGCAATGATTTCTTGAAGATCTAAGTCGTCTTCGTCGCCAATATCGTCTCCTGCACCCATATCTCCAACTTCGTCGTCTTCGATACCGCCTTCCATGCCCATGTCATCTTCCATGTCTGCATCCATGCCTGGTTTTGACATAATGTCACCAGTAAAGTCAATTTCACCGTCCATGTCAGTATCGATTTCGATATCACCAACATCCATTGGTTCACCTTCGTCACCCATAGCATCCATTTCGTCACCCATAGCATCCATTTCGTCACCCATTTCGTCTTCCATGCCCATTTCGTCACCCATTGGTTCTTCCATGCCCATTTCATCATCTTCAAGCTCACTCATCAACTCAGTTTCGAGCATGCTTTTGATTCTAGGTTGAAATGCTTCTTGAAGAGCGATCTTCGCATTTGCTAATGCAGTTTCTTTAACAGCTTTAGCGTCCGCAATTGCTTCTTTTAGCAAATCTGATTTTGCCATTTGTTTTCTCCTTAAATTTGTTTTTTGGAAATAAGATTATTTGAAATCTTAATAGAATATTATTTTTTATAGACACTATATAGAGATAGCGTATTTCCTTAATAAATATACCGCTACTTAAAAAACAGTAAAAAAGCCCTAACATTTCTGCTAGGACTTAAAAAAATATATTATTTATTAATCGTATTGATGCATATCTCGTATTTTCTGCATATACTTTGCCTTGATAAGTTGCGCTCTACGCTTTACACTAGGTTTTGTAAACGTGCGGTTTTCTTTTAAAGCGTCTAATACGCCTAATTGTTTCATTTTTCTTTTAAACGATCTTAATGCAAATGAAATGTCTCCGTCTACTACAGCAATTGCTGATGGTGTACCTGGTACGATACTTTTGTGGTGTTTTTGTTTTTTACTCATATAACTTGTTTTAAAATTTTTTACTTGGTCGTCTTCTAGGAGCATTACTTCTTGGTGCTTTAAATGCAAATTTAGTTAATTCGGGAAGTTGTGCAAAATATCCTTGAATTTTTTGTGATTCACTTCCAGGGTCTTCTCCTATTCTGAAATAAAAATAACCGGTGCGACCTGATTTAGATTTGTCATGCTTGATAATAGTAAAACCTTTTTTAGTAGTCCAACGTTGTATTTCTTTGGCTACTGCGTTAGATTCTTGTGGATCACGTAATTGATATATAACATGTCCTGCATAGTCTGTTAAATTGTTTACTAGTTGAGCTTCGTCTATAAATTCTTCTGATGTTAGATCTTTAATGTCTTTTTGTATTTCTATAGTTTTTTCTAATTCAGCATTATATGCAGCTTGTTGTTCTGCATTTGCTTCTCTCAATGCAAAAAAGTCTCGATATATTTTTTTAAACTTACTCATTATCATGCTCTTATATTATATAAATAAATATTTAAAAATCCAAATTAGAAATATTTGTTTAATCCTTCTCCAATATCATTTAATGCCGCTTCCATTTTACGCTCATTAATAACTACCTCAGTTGCAGCTTTTTTTAAGTCATTAACTGCTGCAGATACCATTTTCATTCTACGACCTTCAGCTACTTTGTCTAACATTTCATTTTGCGATTCACCAATCATTCGTTCTGCAGTTTCAACCATGCTGCTAACTCCGGCTACCATTTGTTCTAAATTTCTTTTAGTAACCATTGCATCGACGGTTTCTGAGTATCTATTAATGGATTGTGAAAACTGTGCTTTTTCTTCTTCACTTAATGGAGTAGGTTGTTCTGAAAATACAGTCTGTTTTTCATTGACAGTTTCATTTAAAATGTCATGTATTGCGTTTAAATTTTTATTTTCAAATTTCATTTTATATCCTACATTTACCATCTTCACATAGTATTGACGTGATTAGGTTGTTAACTTTTCCGTATTTATTTATTTTAGTTTTTTCAATTGATTCTTTCATCATTCCCATAAAAGCGCCATGGGTTGATGGATTGCTAACAAAGTCCCAACAAATTAATTCAAAATCGTCTTGTACTTCTACTGTGCCTTCGTTACGTAGCTCTTTGACACTGCCTAAGCCTCTACTAGATATTCCTAATGTGATACCTGCTTGAAACAATGACTTTAATATTTTACCAGATGGAGTATCTAAAACTTGTACTACACCTTTAAGATCATCACCATCCCAAGATATCTTTAAAACATTGTGTGACACATTGTTTAAATTAACAACACTCGACTCTGGATGATCTAATTCTCCTAGAGCTCTGTTTTGATTTATGTATTCTTGTTGATATCGTTGACATTCTCGCATTAATATATTTTTAGGATACACTCTACCGTTTTGATTTTTAGCTCCAGCTCTTTGTAAAACACCATGCACTATAAACCCTCCTGGGACTCCATATTTAACACCATGTGATTCAGTTAATGAACCAATTGGGTTAAATTGCATGTATTCTACTAATAATGGCTTTGACATATCCTACTCTCCTAATGATCTAACTCGCTCTGATATTTTAATTAATCGCTCTGATATTTTTGATATTGCTTTTGTTGTTCCTGATGAAAATCCAGAATGATGTATTCCCGATTCTCGTTTTAGTCTATTTGTAAATTGTAAATTTTGTTCAATTTCTTTTAGTTGTTTTGCAACTTCACGAATTGATTTTTTAACTTTTTGTTCAGAAGTTAATTTAGCATTACCTAAACTAAATTCTTTATATCCCTCAATAAGTTGTTCGTACTTGTTATCCATTGCCTCTTGAACTCTTTTATATCCTAACGCTTCAACGGTGTCATCATCAGCTTTTCCAAACATGTTTGGAGTGGTTTGATGAGCTATTCCTGCAGATGTAGATATTTCTTCTAACTCTTCTTCGTTAATTAATGATTCTCCACAAATTTCACAAATTGAAGTATCTTCATTGCATGGTACATGATCACATTTTTCATCTTTACCATCGCCATCATCATATTTACCTTTTGATTCTGCTTTTACATCATCACCAGGTTCATACCATATACCATCGCCATCATCGTCTTGCCATCGTTTTTCTTTTTCATCAAGTGTCTGAAAACTTTCGTTTATTTGTTTTAAGAATGATTTCATTTGTGTACCCTATTTAATTCGTCAATCAAATCCATATAACGCATCAAAGATACTATATGTGATTCTTTTAATTTTTTCATTGTTTCCACATTACAAAGCATTTCAGAAAGTCGTTCAACTTTTATTTTAGTTACTTTTTCTGTTATATGTTTTGAATGGTCTGATAGTTTAGTTTTCAATGTAGGAATAACTTTGCTAATATATTCACGTAATGCTTCTGTGTCATTAACATTAGTAATGTATTTATTCAACAATTGTTTCTGTGATTCTGACAGAACTGAATACTTGTCGTTAAATTTGTCTATCATTAATTTATATGTTAACAATCTTGTGCCTTTTTCTTGTTTAGAAAATTCTTCAATAAGAGTAGGCTTTGTAGCAGTTTTCTTTTCTGTTAACAATGTGTGTTCTAATAATGCATTTTTACATTCCATTAATCTTTTAGGATTATCAGAATCTTTATATTCAAACAACATGTATATTGAAGCTAATGCTTTATAGTTGTTTATGTGTATTTTAGAAACACGCTCAAATACAAAATTTTCAGATATTTCTTTTACTAAATTATATCGTTGGCGTTTTAAAGTACTTTGATTGAGATGACTATATGATTCTCTAATGGTTCTGATAAAGTCTAAGGCACGGGCCTCAGTTTTGTGTTGTTCTTTTATCAATGAATTATACAATTGAAGTTCTTTTGCTAACTCTGTGTTCTTACCGAAATATTTTTTTATAATATCGATAGTTACAGTTTTATCAGAAGACATTGTTTCTGAAGTTAACTTTCTAACAAGCATTTCGAAAAGTATTCCGGTATTCTTGTATTTTGAATGTTTTA